AAATACGTTTTTCTGGTGCACGAACAATTCTATGAATTAACATAGCATCTTCCATTAACACATATTGCTTAAATAATTTTCTAGCTGGTTCAATATATGATCTACCATAAGGTAAGAAATTCATATTCGTTAATAAACGAAAGTGAGCCATTTCATAATTATCAAATATAATTGCATTTTCAAATGTTCCAGTATTAGGTACATTATAATAACCATAATCAGAAGCAGAAACACCATCTGGAGAAAATCTAAATTTTACTTCAGTTGGGTTTTCTTGATCTAAACCTTCCATTCTTTCAATATGAAATGCAGTATAAGGTATTACATTATAAACACCATATTTTTCTGCTATTTCTAATTTAAGGAAAAAATCACCATATTTAGCTAAATTTCTAACCCAAGGCCAAAGATTAAATTCTATATTTAATACATCATAAAATAAATTATAAAGTATTTTTTGTATATCTTCATCTGGAGATTTAATTTGTAATACTTCCCCCATATCATTTTTAAGAGTAGATTCATCAGCTATAATATCTAATGCTGATGCTACAATTGCATCTGTATCCATTGCATCATACTCTGAATATAGTTGAGGTCTTAAGTATTGATAATTGAAATGGGATTGTTGGCCCCATAAAGATGTTGATGAATTAGAATAAATTCTATTAAATCTATCTACTAATGTATTTGTTTCAATCTCCCCTGATTGTTGTATTTTATTAACATCAAAAACTTTTAGTTGAGTACCACCTACATTACGAATAATTACGTCTGTAGAAAATAATCTTCTTAATCTTGAAAATAAACCTGTATCTGCCATGTTTTATTTATTTATAAATATAATATTTATTACCCTAATAACCATTTTATGTCATGGGGTTTTCCATCTATTTTAACTTTATACGGATTTTGGGCATTATTACCTAAACCTGTATATGCTCCTGTTTGTGTAGCTCTATTACTTTTAATTCCTCCTAATGCTGCTCTTGCCATATCTAAACTTTGTTGTTGAAATTTTAATGATGTATCACGTAGAAACATACCAATTCCAAATGACATAACCAAGTCATCGTTGTAGCCTGTTTGAGCTTCTGGTCTTCCGTTTTTCCAAACAAATACTTTCATTTCTTCAAGTAAACGCTTTGAACGTATAGTTACTGATTTATCACCAACAAATTCTCTAAATTTATTAATACAAAGTGGTCTAGTTTTCATTGACATTGTAAAACCAGGTACCATCTCTGAATTGCCTTCATATACTCTTAAAAAAGACTCTGCGGTTAATGCATCTGATTTTGGAGACTGATATAAATTTCTATATCCTCTTTCTCTAACTGCATCTAAAGTAGCCCAGCCAATATTAGCATTTTCAACTACTAACATAGCATTATTATATTCAGTAGCTAACCCAGTTAAAAAATAACCAAATTCTTTAGGTGGCATTTGTCCTTTATATTCTGCTACCTGTGTATTAGTTGCTATATCCATAACATGGCATGCAGAAAAGTCTTTACCATCACCTCTAGCTACATCAGCTGTAACCATATATTCTCTAGAATAATCAGCTGCTTCCCAAATCCATAAGTTTTGATCTACACCTCTTCTTTCCATTGGATCCTTTATAGTTGTTTCTTTTAAAAAATCAATCCATTCAGAGTAAAATACTATATCACCTGAGGTACTAAAATCACAATCACATTCTTGTGCTGCTAATCTAGGATCACCTAATAATGAATCTTGTTCATCTCTCCATTCTTGATTTCTTTCGGGATGAACCCACCATGGTAATTTAATTGGTAAAAATTGATTTTCACCTGATTCAGCATTAACCCATGTTTTGTGGAACCAATTTCCAGTACCATAAGGTGTACTTAATACTATAGCTCCACCACCTGTAGCTAATGTTTGCTGTGATGATGCCCAAATTTCTCCAATATTATCAATAAAGGCAGCCTCATCAATTAATAGTAAGGATACTGCTTCTGATCTACCAGCATCACTACTTGCTGATGTTGCTTTAATTATAGATCCATTACTTAATCTTAATGATAATTTATTATTTTCATCAGCTTTAATTGATAACCATGAAGGCAAGTTATCATACATAAACTTAACCTTAGTAACCATGTTACGTGCTGTTTCTTGCTTAGTTGCAATACATAATACATTTTTATCTTTATGAAATAACATTAACCATAAAGAATAACCAGCTGATAGAGTTGATATACCTAATTGTCTAGATTTAAGAATAATTGAGTATGGATTATCTCTAAATAAATGTAATGCTTTTTCTTGAAATGGATATAAACCAAATTGTATTCTACCTCTTTGTGGGTGTTGAATAAAACAGTATTTTTTCATAAAATGAGCAGGATCTTTAGCACATTTTAAATATTCTTGTCTTATTATTTTTTTTATATCCTCAGCCATTATTTAGGTAATGAGTAATCTATTATATGAATTGTAATTAAAGTACCTACAAATCCACCTACATACCCTACCCAAGGTTTTTTATACCACTTATCTACTTGCTTTAATCTATCATCATACAATTTAATTTGATCCTTTAATAAAATAATTTCTTGAGATTTATAATTAAGGATTAAGCTATCTTGCTGTGATAGTAGTGTATAATTTTTTATTTGAAGTTCTAAATCTGTTATTAAAACTGATTTAATTGAATCTTGTTCTTTTAAAGTATCAACTGCTAAAAAAAATTCTTCTAATTCATCTTGAGGGATTTTGACTGTATCTTGACTATAACTTTTAAGAGTTAATAGTAATAAAATAATTAAAAATAAACTTCTCATTATTTTCTATATTTTTTTTCAAAATTATCAATTGTAGATTTTGCTTTTTTAGTACTTTTTACTTTTGCCTTAGTTGATTTAACTTTAGCTGTTGTTTTTTTAATTTTAGCTTTTGTAACTTTTTTATCAGCTTTAACTTTTGTAGCTTTTTTAGTTATAAATTCTAATTTTTTATCATTTGCTTCTTTTCTTCTACTAAATTCTTTTTTAGATTTAGATGATGATGAAAATAATGCTAATATACCTGCAATAGCAGCTCCTACTGCTATAAAAATTCCAAATAATTTTTTCATAATTTATTGTAATAAAGATTCTATTTCTTTTTTAATTTTAGTTAATTCTCTTAATCTATCAGTTAACTTAACTTTTTCAGCACCCTCAGCATTCTTCCATTTTTTAACTACTTGCTTCATTTCTTTAGATGTTTGTTGTAGCTTAGTACCTAATTTAGATATAGAATCACCTTTTAATTGTGATGATGTTGGTTCATCATCATCTGCTTCTGAAGTAAGTTCTTTAGTTTTTTCTAATTCAGCATTATAAGCTTTTTGAGTTTCAACATCTTTATCAGTTACTGATTCTAATATTTCAATTATTTCTTCTTTTATGGATGCTTTTAATTCAGATTTTTTCATTATAAGAGTATTTTTGTTATAAATATCACGAAAGAACTGATAGTTTAACTGATTTTATACGTTCTTCCGTTGATCCCTTAATTTCAACTAAATTTTTAATTTTATGTCTATATTTAATAATTAATAACTGAATAGTTTCATCAATTTGTTTTCTGTAATCTGCATTAGTTTCTCTAACCCCATTATTTTCTATATCAACACCTTCAGGAGATACATAAAATATATAATCATATTCATCTAACATATTACTTGCAAAATGACAAAAATCATTTGCTTCTATGTAATTCATTGATTTAGAACATTTAGCAAATGCCATTACATCAATAATAGTTCTATCTGTTATAATATTATCATGCATTAATTCACTTGCTCTTTCAGCTAAAAATACAGCTTGACCTTTAACAGTAGAATCAGTATTTAAAGGAATACCTAATTCCATTAGATATTTAGATCGCTCTGTTGTTGATTTATAATTTTTAAATTCAGGTAATTCAGCTAAAGCGTTAACTAAAGTTGTTTTACCTACTGACATTGTTCCACAAAAACCTATTTTCATATATGATTATTATATCGTTCGTTACCTAACATTATTTTTAAAACATTTTCAGGAATAGCTGATCCTACATATGGATCTAATTTTGCTACAGCTTGTGTTACATCATGTGCTATAATTGGAACTGTTTTAATTACACCTTTATCTATATATTTACACTCATATAGTAAATTATTTTTAATTTTAGATAAACCTAATAACTTAATTTCTAATATAGCTGTAGTTCTATCTGTTGCTAGCAAAGATGTTGCTAATTCTTGATCTTCTTTTTTATATTTTTTTCTTATCATAGTTAAAATGGTAAATCTTCATTATTATTTTCATCTTGTGATGCCCCAGGTAAAATCCTATAACTATCACTGTCAAAGTGTTGTGTTGATACCTCGAATATACAACTTCCTTCTTGTAAAGCCAACATTTGGTGAGGTTGTCCTGGCATTAAATGAATACAATCTCCTTCTCTAACTATTTTAGATCTTAATTCTGAAGTTTCTGTATCAATGTATTTATATTCAAATTCTCCTTTATTAATATACCATGCTTCATCTTTTAACATATGATAATGCATTGAAAATTGTTTATTAGCTTTAAATACTAATAATTTACCACAATATTTTTCATTATTGATAATCCATAACTCATGACCCCAAGCTTTTTTATGAATCTCACCTTTATAAGGTAAAGCTTGTATTGTTGACTCTCTCATAACTAGTTCCTATATGTTTCTCCTTTAGGTGCTGATTGCTTATACCATGGTAAGCCTTCTCTTTCTTTCATTATTTCATTATAAACATCTTCTGGGTATTCAATCCCACTTAAAAAGTATCCCTTTTTAAATTCACTTTTTCTTGATAGGGGTACTATTGCTGGGTTGTCCCATCTATGATGTTTAAAATGCTCTTCACCTTCCATTCTAATTAAATAATGTCTTGCACCTTTAAATTTAATTACCTTTTCTTCATATAATTTTGATTTTTTACCCATAATTTTATTTTTTTATTATTTGTTCTGCTACTAATGTTCCTTGTGCCCCAGATACTGTAATTCCTCTTGCACTTAATGCATCACCAACAAAGTGAACATTAGGATATTTTGTTAAACTTAAATCATTATAATTAACTAGAGGTTCAGGTGATAGATATTTAATTTCAGGCACATATACACCCCAATCATCTCCCAATGTAGGAAATACTTTTTTCATATCATTAATAAAATCATCAATGTATGTGTAATATCCTTGAAATGCTTCTCTTACTTCATCTAATGAATTAATTTGAACTGCACTAACACCTATACCTTCAGATGTAGTAGTAGGTTTTCTTGTAGGACTATAAAATAATCCAGTACTTTCTTTTTGTACTTTTCCTACTAATTCTCTAGACCAATCAAATGGTTTTTCAATACCTTGAACTTCCATTAATATACCAAAATTAGTCATATCATTTCGGAATGCTTCGTCT